CAGTCCCAGTGAGAAAGAACGCGTCAATAGTGAGATTGCGCGTTTCGAGGCTGACAGTGAAGCGCGTGATTTGCCGCGTCGTGAAGTTAAGGCGAGACCTGTGTGGTCTGAACCCTTAGCTTACGTTCGCCAATCTACTGTACTTTATAACTCACCTAGTGACGTTATGAAGACATGTGAGAGCAACGTCAGAGACGTCATTATCCATGGGAAACTAGAGTGTGGAACCCGCATTCTTGGTATTCGTGGAAATTTGGCCATCATCAACTCGCATGCTCTTGGTGAACCCACGCCGGGAGGGGGTTGGGTAGTCGATATCCTTCGTGGTGACAAGCACCAGGAGAAGGTACAACTCCCTCCTCACCATGTACATAAGTGTGAGGGTGACATTACGCTCATACTCATGCGCACATTGCAGTTTAAGGATATATTAGACTACTTCCCGAAGGAGAAACTTCTATCCAAGAATGGATGGAGTGGCCTCATAGGGGAATCTAAAGCCTTCATCCGCAATTCTGAAGACATAATGTCCAGACATGGGACGAGCCAGGTGCCTGTGACCAACGCTTTCACTTACATATGGGCTGACAATGCCGCTGGTAAATGCGGTACACCACTTTATGCTAATCACTCTGGAGTCTTTGGACCCATTGGCATTCATAGTGCTGCCAATCTTGGCACAGATTGTTGCTACGCTAGTGGCATTGATCAACTCACGTTACTCAGGTGGGTGACATCTTTTGATCTCAAGGTCGGTTCTTTTCCCATGAGTTCTCAAGGTTCCCTTCGCTTAGGTGAGCCAATCTCATTTGGAGTTCCTCATGGTAAGTCATGTCTCAACTACGAGTCTACGGAACACCTTATCGTCATCGGGTCTAACCCTAAGACTGCCGTTCCTATGCGTCAGTCTAGTGAGATCGTGCACTCCGTTATATTTGATGACGTTGAGAAGTTAACGGGCGTATCTCCGATGGATGAGGGCGTCGAGAGATGGGGTGGAGCCATGATGCATGCCGTGGGGCGTGGCGATGACTACCGCGCTCCTTTCAACAATTTCCTTCGGAAGTTGGAAAGAAAGGATGTGTCACTCAACATGCAAGTGTGCGACTATATAGTTGAGGTGCTTAGTGATAGGTTCTCAGAGGCTATAGGTCCTGCCGCACCGGTGCCTATTGACTTCGCGCAGAATGGTTCTCGACAAGATCCTTTCTTACGTGGGATTTCAAAGACCACCTCGGGGGGATTTGGCTTTCCTGGTAAGAAGGGTGAGTGGCTGGAGAATAGTCACCACATCGGTTATGATGTCTTCAACACACCTACGATAGAGGTCAAACAAGAGGTCGTCAAGATCCTTGGCTCTTATCGTGACGGGCAATCCGCTATGCCCATCTATACGCTGCATCTTAAAGATGAGGTGAGGAGTCTTGAGAAGATCATCACGGCGGAAACGCGAGTATTCGCTATGTCACCCTATGACCACCTCCTAGTGTCTCGGGCATACTTAGCTCCTTTCTACACAGCGATGGTAGCCGATGGATCCTCGTTCCATAGCCTACTGGGCATAAACATGCATTCTGCAGACGTCGATGATCTCGTGGGGGAGTTGTCTTGTCATGAACATTTCATGGAAGGTGACTTCAAGTCTTTCGATACGACGATGCCTATGGATATTGCCATAACCGCGGCATCCGTTATTTACCACACCCTTCGCAAGAGTGGATATAGCGAACCTGCTCTTGATGTACTTGCTGGTATACTCACTGATAGCTGTTTCCCAGTTGTTAGTTTAGAAGGAGTGTTAGCTATTATTCCCGGATATCAACCATCCGGGAAGTACGGTACGGCTGAGGATAACAGCTTACGTAACCTTGTACTCTTTCTCTACTACGCCGTCGTCAGCGCCAACTTATCCATACCTGATGTGTTGAGTATGACTACTCCGAAATACTATGGTGACGATAGTCTGGTTGGTATTGATGAGCGGCTTATTAGTAAGCTCAACAATCACACATTTCGTGACTTTTGTCGCGACCATTATGGGATGACCTATACCTCATCACTTAAGGGAGAGGAGCTTCACAAGTGGCTTCCACTACAGAAGTGCTCCATCCTGAAGAGACATTTCGTTTGGAGGGAAGATATCCAGCACTGGGTCGCTCCTCTAGACCGTGATTCCATAGCGAAGGCTTTGGCTTATTCGCTCCCCTCCAAGGTCATCACCGCTGATGAGCAGATACTACAAACGTGTGTCTCCATGGCGCGTGAGTTGTTTCTTTACGCCAGTCGTGAAGAGTATGCTCCACTCAGACTACTTTTTGTGGAAAGTTTGTGCAAAGTGACAGACTACCCC